GATTACCGGTGCTACTGCGGGACTGCAAGTGTTCATTTGCCGCGCAGCAGGTTCAAACTACGCACCATTTAGTCGCTACACAACAAGCGTTTCTAGCATATCCACCTACACGCCTACCACATGGGCTGTGCAGAATGGAGCAGAGTCAATTTTTGTCAATGGATGTCAGATTAACGAGATTGACTACAACATCACTGGACTGGCAATTGATGGATTCCCAGCACCATTGACTGGAAACTTGACGGTCATTCTTTACGCTCCAAATAATCTGAACGTGCCAGCTTCCAATGTGGTCAACACTGTGGCTTATTCGGTGACTGGTCAAGTTGCCTACACGTTCACCAGCAACCCATTGTCTATGGAGGTTTACGCCAACGGCGTTATACTTGCCAAAGGTTCTGGCTACGACTACACCGCCACTTCAACCAATTGGATTCTTTCCTCTGCTTTTAGCAACAGTTCAACCCTGCTGAATCAGCAAACATTTGCCCGCAATGGAGCCGCATAAATGACACAAGCCTACAACCTATCTCAACTTGCCAACAACTTGAATACGGCGGGGCAACTTGATGCTACTGATGGCCTTGTTAACGCTGTCCCGGCGGCAAACGGTGGCACTGGGCAATCGGTCTATGCAGTGGGTGATCTGCTTTATGCAAGCGCAGCAACCGCCATTGCCAAACTTCCTGACATCGCCACCGGCAACGTGCTTCTTTCTGGTGGTGTTGCAGCAGCACCGAGTTACGGCAAAGTGGGTTTGACGACTCATGTGAATGGAACCCTCGCCCTTGCAAGTGGCGGCACCAACTCAACTTCTACTCCGGTAGCTGGGTCGGTTATTGTTGGGACTGGTAGCGCAATGGCGGCTACGGCGGCGGGCACAGCGGGCCAAGTTTTGACAAGTGCAGGCTCTGGAACACCAACATGGGTTGCGGTAGTAGCATCGCAAACCTCGGGAACGGCAATAACCACAACTGGAATGCCTCAGACATTCACCATCCCAACAGGTGTTACAAGAATAAAGGCGACTATTGTTGGCGGCGGCGGTGGTGGCGGTAGCGGTGATTCTTCAAGTGTATCTGGCGGTGGCGGCGGCGGTGGTGGAACATCTATTGTTTGGTTATCTGGATTGACGCCCGGATTGACAATAAATGTCACTGTCGGTCTTGGCGGAAGCGCCGCTGCCACTGGAGGAACATCAAGTATTTCATCTGGCACTCAATCAATCACATCTACGACAGCAACAGGCGGCGCTGGTGGATCAAACCTTACAGGCGGAAGCGGCGGCAGTGGAACTGGGGCCACAATTATTATTGGCGGTGGCGCTGGAAATCATGGCCTTATTAATGGATCATCTGGCCCCGGTGGCACTGGCGGATCAAGCACTTTTGGTGGAGGTGGTCTAGGATCACCGGGAGGTGGCGTGGCCGGATCGGTAGGACGAAATTATGGCGGTGGTGGTGGTGGCGGTGGTGTAACCAACGTGGGTGGCGTAGGTGGTCAAGGAATCGTTCTGTTTGAATATTAAAGCGACATCATGGACTACCAAGTTTTATTTAATGGCGCCGTGGTTGTGGCGTCCTTCTTTGGCGGCTGGACGCTCAACACGATCACCAAGTCCATTGAGCGGCTGGACAGCGATGTTCGCGCAATGCCATTAAATTACGTTGGTCGCATTGATTACCGGGAAGACATCCGCGAGTTGAAGGAAATCATGAACAAAGTTTTTGACCGGCTTGAGAACAAGGTAGACAAATGATTGTTGAAACAATGGCTGTCATTGCTACCGCACGGGCAACTATTGCCGGTGTGAAGCAAGCCATTGCTCTAGGGAAAGATGCCTCTGAACTGTTCCACCAGTTTTTTGATGCCAAAGATGCCGTAATGAAGGTCAAGGCCAACCCGCCAAAACGTCCATTTCAATCTGCTAATTCAGAAGCCATGCAAATTATTCAGCTTGCAGAGGAAATGCAGCAAGTTGAAGAACAAATCAAAATCTCGTTTATGCGGCGTGGTAAGACTAATCTCTGGATGGATTTTTTGCGTGAACGAAACAACATCGTCGCTAGAAATAAAGCAGAGGAAATTGAAATGGAAAACTTCAAAGCCAAACGCCAAAAAGAAATTGGAGAAGCCATTGAAATGGTTTTGCTTATGATCGCTGCCGCTGGTCTAATCATTTTGGTGGCATGGGGAACAATTGAATATGTTGCGTTTATGAAAGCATGATATGGAAACTCTACTCAATTTGCTCAAAGGCATTGCTCCTGCCGTGGCTACTGCTGTTGGTGGGCCTCTCGGTGGTCTTGCTGTGTCTGCTATTGCTGGCAAATTTGGCGTTGAAGATAGTGTGGCAGCAGTGGCAAGGGCAATTGCTGGAGACCCAGAAGCGGCGACCAAGCTGGCTGAAATAGACCTACGCCAGTTTCAAGCGGAAAGCGCAGACCGGGATAGCGCCCGTCAACGTGAATCAGCAGTCGCAGCAGCCGGTGGAAATACCCTTGCTCAATTGGTAGTTCCAATTCTTGCATTAGGTACGGTCAGTTTGACTTTTGTGTTCATTGGAATCTTGCTGTTTAAAGTCATTGATACCGCCCAACAGCAATTGGTGATCTTTGCGCTCGGTTATGCCACTGCCGCTGCGCAACAAGTTTTGTCATACTATTTTGGTTCCAGCAAATCTAGCCAAGATAAAACCAGCGCACTTCAAAAGGCTTTGAAATGACCCCGCATTTTACACTTGCCGAATTGACGGCCACTCAACACCGGCAGTTTGATAACACACCCAATGATGAGGAAAAAGCCAATCTGCTGCGACTGGCGGAGTTGTTGGAGCGGGTGAAATCTGCGCTTGATATGCGCCCCATCATGATAAACAGCGCGTTCCGGTCTAAAGCTGTGAATGATGCCGTAGGGTCCAAGGATACCAGTCAACATCGCCTTGGATGTGCAGCCGACTTCAGGGTGCCGGGAATGACCACAGACGCCGTTTGCACGGCCTTAATTGCATCTGGGCTACCCTATGACCAGATCATCCGCGAATTCGATTCATGGGTGCATATCAGCGTTCCCAGCCATGCCAATCATCCACCCCGCCGTCAGGCTTTGATAATTGACAAGGCTGGGACACGTCACTTCTGATCGTCTGCTTGGCGCTGCTCCTCTTGCATTTCGCGCTTGAAATAGATCACGGCGTCCAGTAGCTCTTCGTACAGGTGCTGGCGCCATTGGGCTTTGGATAGCGGGTTCTCAGATACGGTGGTGCCGTATTTCAATCTTCCCATTTGCTGGCGACTGGCAATATCAAAGCAAACAGCCAATTCGGTTCCTGATGGAGATGGAATCATCATTTTTTCTTTTCTGGTTTAGGGCAATTTTCTGGTGGCACTACGACACACCACACAGCGCTTAAATACCGATTACGCTCTTTTGATTCCCAGCGGTCAATGTAAGCGTCTGGCATACATTTGAGGGATCGGTTAATGCCGTCCACATCTAGGCCGGTCAAGTTAGCCAATTGATTCACGGTCAGGCCATCGTCGCACATTCTTAGCACTTCGCGCAGCGGGGTTTGATTTGATTTCTTCACTTCTTGTCTTCTTTCGTCATGTTGCGCTTGGGTAGCGGTAGCCAGCCCAAGCACCAGTTGTTGTTCCACGTCCCGGTGGTGCAGATGCCACCACGAGTAAGCAGCAGCAGCTTCGTACTCTCAGGCGCCGGTGGGTCGCCTGCGTGGGGGTAGAAGAACTCTTGGCCCCCGGCTAGGTAGCGTTGCTCGGTCATAGTTCCCCCTCAAAGTTCTCAATGTGTGTTTGCAAGTCAACGATGCGGGCTGTTTGGCGCTCCAGCATTGCGTCTTGGTTGGCAATTTCTTTTTTTAACCGTTTATTTTCTTCACGCGTTGAGCACGGCTGCGCCAAAGCCAACATCTCTTGCACTTGAGTAGTAGAGGGCCACCAGTCTGCGTGATGTCCGCAGAAGTCTCTGATTGCTTTTTCAGTTGACGTCATTTCTCTGTCTCCACTTGAGGAAAGGTTGAGGATAAAAAGCGAAAGGCAGTGTCGCCGTCCTTGAGTAGCACTGTGATCGTGGCAGCTTGCAAGTCTCTGCCGTAAATTAGCATCAGTGCTTCCATGATGCGTTTCATTTCGTTGTTCATGTGTTCTTCTCCTTTGATTTATTTACCCAGCACACCCAGTGGTACACGGTTCCTGAGTCATTCCAAAACCTGTCTCCCACCTTGAACAACCCAAAGCATCGTGGGCATTGGTGCGGTTTGAATAAGTCGTTCATGTGTTCTCCCTTGTTTTAACGGTATCCGTAACCTGTCGAATGGCTGTTTCAACTAAACTCGAAATTTCAATCCATTCCGCTGCTGTAAACAGGCTCATGTGAAAGTCGCCAATCCGAGCTTCGTTTGGTGCTGCTTCTTTTGTGTCCGGGGCTGTCACGGTCATGATGTGCAAGTCGTCCATTTCAATCGTGACCTCACTGACTCTTGCGTGAAAATTGCTCATGTGTTCTTCTCCTTTGATTTATTGACCCAGCACACCCAGTGGTACACAGTCCCTGAGTCATTCCAAAACCTGTCTCCCACCTTGAACAACCCAAAGCATCGTGGGCATTGGTGCGGTTTGAATAAGTCGTTCATCAGAACCCCTTGC